CAATTCTCCCCGCCACAGATCCGTTTTGGCGCTACTATTACCCAATCAAAGCGTACGGCTGCCACTGCACGGTATCAGCGCACGATGCCGATGATTTAGCCGAAATGGGGCGAAAAGTGAGTCCATCACCTGAAATTGAGTGGGAAGAAAAACTGGTAGGCGTTCGCTCCGGCAATCCACGAACAGTACGCGTGCCAAAAGGTTATGATGTGGGATTTGCACCTTATAACTTTGAGCGCCTAACGCAATCTCGCGATGTTGATGTGGACAAGTTGTTATTACAAAAAATGACAACCGCTGAGCCGCATTTAGCGAGCCTGTTAATTGATGATGTATTGAAGAACCCAAAAGCCATGGTGTTATTAAACGGCGCGATGAAAGAAATGGTCGATACAGTCAGCCAGCAAAAAGTCGCACGTGGCAATATGAAGTATGTGGGGGCAATTCCTGAACCGGTATTAACTAAACTCGATAATTTAGAAAAAGCACCGCAGAGCGCGGTAATCGCCGTGCGTGATGAAGATGTGCTGCATTCATTACGTGATACAAAACAAGCCAAAGGCATTAACTTGCCGGTGGAGTTTTGGGAACAGTTACCGGAAAAACTGCGCCACCCGAAAGCGATCTTATTGGACGACCAACAAAAACAACCGACCCTGTTATTCGTTTATGAAACCGAACAAGGCAAAGTGGCGGTTAAAATGGACTATGAAATTAAGCTAAAAGACGCGTTGAGCGGGAAGAAGCTGCCGCATAAATTAAACATGGTCAGAACTGCAAGTCGTTTAGAAGATTTAAGCTCGTTAGGACGTTTTGAAGTGTTATATGGGGAGTTGTGATTATTGCGGTGGTTTGCCTGATTCGAACAGGATAATGCGGGCTTATGCCAGGCAACCTTTCCAGTAGGAAACCCCCACCGCAAATTCACTATACGCCTTAATTATTTTTTTATCAATAGGAGAATTAACAATGACAAACAGAGTTACTAAAGCGCATTTAGAATCAATTATTACAGATAAGAAATTTCATCGTTTAACGGAAACGCTCACCGTTTGCGTCTTAACATTAAGAAATGGCTTTACTGTAACAGGCGAGTCGGCCTGCGTTTCGCCTGAAACTTACAACCAAGAAATCGGTGAAAGTATCGCTTTCGAAAATGCATTTGATAAGTTATGGCTGCTTGAGGGGTATGTATTAAAAAATAAATTAGCCGGCTTTTAGCTATGATAAAAATTACACTTAATGATAACCATGCGGTGGATAAACTCCGCCGCATTGCAAGCCAGCTAGAAAAGCCACGTCAGCTGTATGGTTTGCTGGGCGAAACATTGAAAAAAATTCATGATGCCCGCTTTAAAGCTGAGATTGATCCAAAAGGTAATCGTTGGCAAGCGTTATCGCCACGCACAAAAGCGTTAAAAATGAAACGCGGGAAAAGCACAAAGATTTTACGTCAAGATGGTTATCTATCAGACAAAACCGCGTATAATTACGACAATGACCATGTTGAGTTTGGTAGTGATGCAAAATATGCTCGCCTACATCAATTCGGTGGAAACGCCGGACGTGGTCGTAAAGTTAAAATTCCAGCGCGCCCATGGTTGGGTATCAACGAAAGTGATGGTCAGAAACTTCTGAAAAAATCGACCGCACTTTTACAACGACAAATTGACAAAAATCTAAAGTAAAAGCTAAGAATCAAAATAACGCCACAAATTAGCGCCACAGAGCTTTTATTTAAAATTAATGCAATTTATCGACTAAAAAAATTTAAATCGATTTGAAGCGATTTGAACGCCATTTAAAGCGTTTTAGATTTAAAGATAAAGTGCATTTCAACCCCGCGTCAAAAATCCCTCTTTTATTCTTTCAACCACTTTAAAATTCAAGCCCGCATTTTTTCTCTATGCTAGCGGTATTCAAACGAGGATACCCTATGCAATTAATTGAGATTTTCAAAGCGGGCAAACGCACCGACGCAAATGGTTTAGAAGTGGAGATTACCACAGAAGATTTGCAGCAAGCGGTCAATGCCTACAACGTAAACTTTCATGAGTCCCCGGCGGTAATTGGCCATCCTAAACACAACGCCCCCGCGTATGGTTGGGTAAAACGCCTTGAATTAGACGGCGATGTATTAAAAGCCGAATTCGACCAGGTAGACCCTGAATTTGCCGAAATGGTAGATAAAGGGCGATTCAAAAAAGTCTCATCATCATTTTATTTAGCAGACAGCCCAAACAACCCTTGCCCTGGCAACCTGTATTTGCGCCATGTTGGATTTTTAGGTGCGATGCCGCCAGCGGTAAAAGGCCTACGCAACCCGGAATTTGCTGAAGACGAGCAAGGCGTGGTTGATTTTTCTGATTGGGCAGAAGCCAGCCTTTGGCGTCGCTTGCGCGATTGGTTTATTGGCACGCACGGCCAGGAAGAAGCTGATAAAGCCATCCCGGACTATCTCGTGTCAAGCGTGCAAGAAGAGTACATCCGGAATGAATATAAACGTATCAACCAAACGGAAGTCGGCTCGCCTATTCCTAGTTTTAACGAACCCACTTTAGAACAACCTTCAGAACCACAAGGAGAACCTGAAATGACCCCTGAAGAAATTGAACAGCTCAAGGCAGAAAACCAACAGTTGAAAGCCGAAAAAGCTGAAGCAGCACTTAACCAAGCAAAAGCCGACAATGCCGACTTTGCCGAGGGTTTAGTAAAAGCGGGCAAATTAGCCCCGGTGGCAAAACAACAGGCCATTGATTTATTAAATCTCGGTTCAACAACTGCAGCTGGCGGCGTGGTTGAATTCGGTGAAGGTGAAAGCCTACACGGAAAAATCAAGGCGTTTTTAGAAGCGCAGCCCGCTATCGTTGAATTTAACGAGGTGGCGACTAAAGAAAATGCCACAACCGCAGAAGACGGCACGGTGGAATACGCCGAAGGTACAAGCGCAGATGCCATTGATATGGACAAAAAAGTCCGCGCTTATATGAAAGAACACAATGTGGGCTACACAGCCGCATTTAACGCAATCACTCAATAAGGAGCAAATGCATGACTGATTTATCAAAACAACGCGTAGTTGACCCGGTATTAACCGAACTTGCGAAAGGTTATTACAACGGCAACATGATTTCTGAAGTGTTGTTCCCTATCGCTGAAACTAAAAAAGAAGGTGGTAAAGTCCCTACATTCGGTCGCTTAGCGTTCCGTTTACAAACCACAAAACGTGAGCTTCGTGCAGCATCAAATCGCTTAACGCCGGAAGACATTGGTTCATTGACCGTTGTTTTAGAAGAAAACGACATCGAATACCCAATCGACATCCGCGAAGTGAATGAAACCGAAGATGTTTATCCATTACGCCAATTTGCGACAGGTGTGACACAAGATGTCATCGTGCTTGGCCGTGAAAAAGCTTGTGCGGACTTAGCTTTAAACGAAGCGAATTATGAAACCACAAACAAAGTGACCTTAAGCGGCACGTCTCAATTTACCGACCCTAATTCAGATCCTATTGGTGTGATTAAAACCGGTATTCGTGCAATTAAACGCACTACAGGCCGTAAACCAAACGTTTGTGCAATTTCCGGCGACGTGTGGGAAGTATTAAGCGAACACCCTAAAGTGTTGGAAAAAATCAAATACGTGGCGACTGCCGTATTAACGCCGGAAGACTTTGCAAAATTAATCAAAGTAGATCGTGTTGTGGTTGGTGAAGCCGTGTACGAAGAAAGCGGTGAGTTGAAAGATATTTGGTCGAAAGCGATTGTGTTGGCTTATGTTGCGCCGCCATCAAAAGAGCAAAAACAAAATATCTACGAACCATCATTTGGTTATACCGTACGCCGCAAAAACGGCTTATATGTAGATACTTACCCTGAAGTGGGTGGCAAAGTTGAAATCGTTCGCACGACCGATATCAATAAACCATACATCGTGGGTAAATCTGCTGGTTACTTAATCAAAGGTTGTATTTAACCCCAATTTGAACCGCATTTAAACG